AGACATATCTTCACCAAATTCTTGGATAAACTTAGACAGCTCTGTTGCTTCAGCATGACCATCACAAGCCATGTAAACTGTTTTACCCTCTAGTTCGTGTTCATGATAACCAGTACAACCTTTAGTCTTAGCATGAGCTTCTGCTTCTTCTATTGTACTAAATACTGGTTCTCCATCTATCATTCCAACTTTAGCTAGTTTTACATCTTGCTCAACAGTTGTTTCGTCTTCTTCTAATGGTGCTAATCCAATAGCCTCTCTTATTTCATCCTGAGTTGTAACCTCTCTAATAGTCTTAGAATCAAATTGAACTGTAATTGGTTTTAATTGTACAAACTCAACCTCTAAATCCATATTATTAACTGAGAATATAGTCTGTAAAGTATCTAAAATGTTAAGCTGAAAAGGTCTAACAACTGTATTTAAGTAAAAGTTAGAGGCGTTTATAAGCTCATCTGTATTGCTTGAGAAGCCATTAGTACTATCTATACCCATAAGTGTCTTAGAAGTCACCCTATGACCTGTGAGGATGTTTTGTACTAAAAGCTCTTGAAGTGCTAAATATTGTTTGTCTGCATCTGATACACTTATTGGTGTTATTTCAGGAGTTCTTGTTCTATCGTCTGAGAAAGTTAAGACAAACTTTCCTGAGTTTTTAGCTCCTGTAAATTTATCTGTTAGACTTTGTTCTATCTGTCTTCTTTGTTCAGCAGTTGGTACTCCATTTGCGAAGCTGATAAAGTAAGAACCACTAAATCCGTTTTCTATATTGTTTAAGTGAAACTCAGCAACTCTTTGGTCTACTAAAGCCCAATTACAAGCTGCTAAGTAGTCAGGTGTGTGGTAGATGTCCATATTAGGACTATACGCCCCTGTGTAAAGTAATTGACTTCCTGAAGTTCTATCATTAGTATTAAATGCTGCTATTGGATAAGGTTTATGTGTTCTTGTGTTTGACCAGTCAGCACTAATATAATATGTATCAACTTTACCCATTTCATTTGGTCTACCTGCTCTAACTCTTTCAACTGGCACATGATAGATTTCAGCTATCTCAGTTCTCTCTCTATTCCATATAATGTGTATTGCATAAGCACCCTGAAGTTTAAAGTCAAATGCTACTTTTTTTATTACTTGATGTAAAGACTCTTTAGAGTTTGCATGACGCATAAATTTCTTTAATTTAACATAAGCATCTAAATTTATATCATCATCAGGAACTATTAAATCCTCTCCTGCTATCATCTCAGCAGTTCCGTTAATTATAGCTGCATGAGTTGAAG